CATTACCGTTCATAGAAGTGTCGCCTTGCATATTTACATTTTGTGAAATATTCGCAGTCGGTATAGAAACAGTTCCGGTAAAGTTAGGAGATGCTAAAGTGGCATATCCTTGATTTTGAACATAAGCGGTAGTTGCAATTTTGGAAGAGTTATCATTATTATTTTGAGTTACAGCGGATACATTTCCATTCATGGAAACATCGCCACCTATAAAAAGTTTGGAATTCATGGAAACATCGCCTCCCATAAAAAGTTTGGAATTTATCGAAACATCACCGGAAAATGTTGCACCACTCGTTGATGCATAGCCTTGATTTTTTATAAATGCAGTGGTTGCTACTTTATTTGAGTTATCGGAAGAAGGTTGCGTAACGACAGTGACATTTCCGTTGATATTGACATTTCCATTCATTGAACTGTCTGCAAACACAATCAAACGACCATTGATATTTGCATCGCTCGATACATTTATACGACGATTGAATGTAGCATCACTAAATACATATAATTTATTATTCAATGATACATCACCATTTACGGATAATTGTTGTGATATGTTTGCGGTTGGAATGCTAACGGTTCCAATAAACGACGGATAAGCTAATGTTGCATACCCTTGATTTTTAACATACGCCGTTGTTGCGACAGCATTTGAATTGGTTGAATTTGATTGTGTGATTGTATTGATGGTTCCAGTCGTATTTATATTTCCATAAATTTGTATTGTATTATTACTGATATCAAATTGCAACATTGTATAATTATCGGAAGTATCACTCATAATATGCTTTGTTCGACTGATTAAATCATTCATTCCGGATTGAACATTTTGCGATAAATCAAGTAAATATAATAAAGTGGAAGTGCTCAAATCATAGGGTATTCCATTACTATCTAATATACGCATGGCATTCGATTTAATACTAAAATTTGGAATAGGAGAATTTGTATTGTCGTAGAAATTTAATGACATGTCATTTCGTAAATAGAGACCTCCACCACTAATATCAACAAAGCCTTTAAAATAACTTTGTTTAAATTTATTACCATTATTTGAAGAATCTAACCACAAACTCATTTCCCTTATATATATTTCATATTTTTTTATGTTTATGAAATTTATAATTATATGATTTCTTTTTTTCTTTTCCGTCTAAAGAATGATTTATGCTTATCTATTTTATGTATAAAACTGGGTTGATATTGAAGATCCACCCGAACCAAAAGTTCCCTCATATCTCCAAAATGTAATGACTGGATTTCCATAAGTAGAAGGTGTAGCATTATATATAAAATATAGGTAACCTGAATCGGTATCAAAAATCCATGGATAAGTGGAATCATTTTTACGAAGGATAGTCGAATTCAATGTAAATGTGATTGTATAGTCATAGGTTAATGTAAAGGGGTCGTAATTAAAAGGTATTGCATTGGACAATAAATTTAAATTGACTCCAGTGGATGATGTTGGATTATCATAACGATAACTTACATATTGTGTTTGATAATCTTGTAATTCTAATGTATACCTTGCAATATACGGAGTCGAAGCACTATAACTTCTTGTTCCTGGACCTTTTGTCGGAACAAATGTAGTATCTGTTATCATATCGGTTGGTGCAGTTGACGGTATATTTTGACTAAATACTTGTAAACTTGGTATGATTCTTTGTCTAGCAATACCGGAAGATTCTGCTGCATAATTTATACCGGGATATCCATCTGGAGTTCCTATAAATTTTTTAAAAAGAAATTCCAATGAAGTAAATGGTGATGTCATATTTTATTATTATTCTATTTTTTCTTATACTTTCACTAGAAAAAATATAATGAATTTACACCATTGAAGAAACCCGCTTTTATGCTGTATCATTTCCTAATATTGCGCTAATAGAAGTAAATGAAAATGTTTGGTCCATTGGCAATCCAATTCTACAATATAAATAAGTATTTAATGTCCAGGTTCTTGCTGGAATTAATACACTAAAAGTAGTTCCTGTAATTCCACCAGTATTCGATATACCATAAAAGGGTTCATTACTTGTATTCGTATAATTGGATGAATTTACATATGTTCCTGTTTTACTGTTTGCATTTATCCAATCTGTAGTAATGGATTTTCCAATGGAAAGAGTGGTTGCATTCGTTGCATCTTCCATTCTATAGTAAAGAATGATTGGTTCATTACCAATATAGGCTGTGCTTGAACTGACGGACGGTGTAGAAGATACACCATTTAATGTAAATGTCACGCTCGTATAAGAAGACGAAGTAGTTTGCGGAATTTGCCATACAAATGTAGCATAACGATATGTTCCTGGGGTAGAAAGAATTTGACTGTAATTCAATGAATTATTTAGCAAAGAACTATAATTCAAATATGCTGTTGTATTCGTATTACCATAAGTTTGAAATTTTCCGTTTGCAATTTGTAATTCGTTTCCATAGTTTCCTGTAGTGATTGGTTGACTATGATCATATAATGGATTTAATGTGGAATAAGAAGAGGACCCATTTAATAAATTGGTAGAATTAAACAAATTTGGTGTTGTTCCTGACCATATTCTTGTTCCTATGGTTGATGAAGATGTTCCTATATTTGGTATAGATGTTGTAGAAAATGTCGAATACGCCAATACATAAGATGGACCATCGATTAAGGCAGCAATCGATGTTGCTACACCAATGGAGGAATCGCCATTTATATTACTTGCAACAATAGATAATGGTATGGAAGTCGTAAATACTGTATTTGTAGAATTGGCGGTGATTGATCTATTGATAAAAGAAACGGAACTATTTAATTTATTATTGGTTGTATTTCCATCCGGTATTGATGTTTCGGATGCGGATATAATAGAATTATTGAATGCATCCGAACTAGAATATTGAATCAATGGTGATTTATAAAAATAATTTCCCAAGTTTGTTACTGTATAAGATGTTTTAAAGTTCGGTGATCCATACATTACTTGAATTCCACAAACATAAGCATAACTTGCGGAATTGATTGTAAAGGAAGTAATTGATGGTGTTCCTGGTGAAGTCGTTAAATTATCATAATAAAAACTATAAGAATTACCTGTATAGGTGGTTGCATTATTATTTGAATCTTTTCCACTCGATATTCTTGTCAAACTTACAGTATATGCATTACTACTAGGTGAAAGAATACTCGATCCTAATGTAATGGTTGCATTTCCTTGTAAATAATAACCTATATTTCCAACAGATGAACTTGAATAATAATCATTGACAGATTGCGGTGTGATTGTAATACCATTGGCAGTTAAAGCAGATGGAAGTGTTCCTGGAAATGCCGCACTAAAATTTACACTAGGACCAGTAATAGAACTTGCTCCAGTAATTGTTACGGATAATGTCGTTGTATTTCCATTGCCATAATTTCCTCTGGTTGTATAATCATTGATAATAAAAGGAATGGTGGAGGTTGTTCTCGAAGTTGCTGATGATTCTACAATTAAATTATTTACCGTGTTTTTCGTAGCAACACTATAATAAGTTCCATTTGTTAGATTGTTTGTTGGAAAGACGGTGGAAATATTATAAGATGTTGATGGAGAACTAAATGGTAGGGTAGTCACAGTGAATGGTGAAGATGTCGTTCCATAAGTTAAATTGATCGTATTTTCTGCTGCAACGGTAATAGAATAACTGGTTTCCGGATAAATGTTGGAGGTAAGTGCTACCGTTGTATTATTTGTGGGATCGGAACCTGGTATAACCGTTGTATTTGTAGGTGAATGACCGCCTGTCATTGTATTTGTTGTTGTAAATCCATTCATTCCATTATATCTTACTGTATTTGCAGTTGCATTATAGTTAATTTGATAATTATTTACAGTCATTGATGAAGAAGTGTTATTTACATCACCATAGGATGGATCAAAATAAGTAATACTGATAGATCCGGAAGATACAGTTCCTGCGGATAAATTACGAGGTGCGGATGGCGTTCCTGCCGTAGTAAATCCGAAAGAATTATAATAAGAATCATTATAGGATATATTATTGTTTTTATAGTATACATGTAAGTATACATGCGATGAATTCGTGAAAGCATTAATTGTTGCATCATAATAAATATAAGCATTACGAGTATTTGATTCGCCAGGAAATTGAACACCATTGACAATTGTATTTGGTGAATTATAAGAAACCAAATTTGTTCCAACTGATCCCGATGTGTTTGATTTTGCCAAAATAATTCCAGTAATTGGTGATGATGTATTGATATTGGAATAATAAGAATTTGTAGATGCAGGTGTTGTGTTGACATACGAAGCATCTGTTTTATTGTATAAAATATTTGTTGTAGAACCATTTACGGTGGTTGAATAATTTACCGTTAATGAATTAATGACTGGTAAATAACCTGAATTTAAAAATCCAACATTAATTTGTGTAGGATATACCCAGGGTATATAAATATAACTGGATGTAATATTTGCCGTTGCAAATGTAACGGAAGAAGGAGCATTAAATAAATTTGTCAATACCCAAGGATCAAGCGTTGTCAATGGTGTTGAATATCCGTTGATCGTTCCGGTTATCGTAATATTTTTGGTAAATAAATTTCCACCCATGGATACATCCGAACCAACCAGTAACCGTGAATTCATCGATGTGTCCCCCACAACGAACAGCCTTGCATTCAAAGATGCATCGGAACCAACCAGTAACCGTGAATTCATCGATGTATCTCCATAAATATAGACATTTCCATTCAATGATGCATCACTACCGACATAAATACGATTATTCATGGAAACATCGGCCAAATTTGTTACTTTACTGGTAAGATTTACATTTCCTAGAAAAAGTGTATTTCCAAGTATTTTTATATTTCCATTAAACGATGCATCGGAAGCTACAAAAAGTCGCGCATTCATCGATATATCTCCTGCAACAAACATTTTTCCATTTAATGAAGCATCCGAACCAACCAAAAGTCTTGCATTCATAGAAGTATCCCCCTCAACGAAAAGCCTTGCATTCAACGAGGCATCCGAACCAACCAGTAACCGTGAATTCATCGATGTGTCCCCCGCAACGAACAGCCTTGCATTCAAAGATGCATCGGAACCAACCAGTAACCGTGAATTCATCGATGTATCTCCCGTTATAAACAATCTTCCATTTAAAGACATGTCTTCGCCCACAATAAATTCATAACTAATCGTAGTAACAGTTTGTTGGGTCGTATATTGTTTTACAGTTAATTGTCCATTGACCGTTAAATTATTTCCAATAAATACATTTGAATTTAATGAAACATCACTGGAAACATTTAATTTTTGCCTTATAAATGTATTTCCCGTATTTCCACCCAAATACATGGATGTAGCATTTCCACCAAAATAAATATTCTGTGCATTTTGATTTAATAAATAAAAAGAAGAATTATTTGTGCTTATTTGTCCACCATCATTCACATTTACATCACCAGAAATAAACATATTTCCAGATACATCAAACACATCATTATTAATACGATTAAATAAATTGGGTAAATAACAATAATATATTTTCGTGAATCCACTTGTAGTTGAATATGGGGTTTTCACAGATGTAATCATAAATGTATTTATATCATACATATAAGCATTTCTCAACATATTTGCGGTTCCATTGATTCGAGATGCATATCCGGAACTATTTAATATTGCATTTGGAACAATTTGCCAGGTAGATGATCCGTTTGTAGTATATAATAAAACACCGGAATCACCAACCGCTATTGCATTCGTTGTATTGAATATATGGACACTTCTTACATTGTAGGTGGTAATAATATCTGTCCAGTTGGTTCCGTCGATTGTATAAGAAATAATATTTGGTCCTACCGCAATGGCATATGTATTACTATACACCATGATCGTATTATAAGTATTTGATGTTTTTGTTACATATTGGGATACACCTGAAGTGGTGAATTTTTGTATACCAGCACCTACAAAATAAAGATTGTTTCCATATCCATCACATGAATTGATTGATGTGATTCCTGGTGTGATAAAAGTATATGTATTAATTGTTCCCGATGTAAAATCCATAGTAAAATATTGGATTTGTAGTGTGGATGTTCCAGTTAAATAATAGGATAAAAACACGGTTTTTATAGAACCTGTGTTGGAAGTAATATAGATGGAATTTATATTTTTAATAGTGGAATCATTAATAAATAAACTCGACCAACTTTGACCACCATTTGTAGTATAATAAATAAAGTTATTAGTAGTTCCAATAATAGCATAATTATTATCATACACATATAAAGCTGTAAAAGTTTTCGAAGAATTTTCAAGAGAGTTTAAAGTATTATCGACTCTTGATAAATTCCATGTTTGTCCCGCATTATTTGTATAGGCAATATATTGTAGATAAGGAGAGGTAAGAGAACTAGGTGTTCCAACCGCAATACCAGTTGTATTGGATATTTTGGAATACATGAGATTTTTTATTTCAAAACCGAATTCTGCCACCTTATGTATTTCACCATTTCCAATATGTACGGGTCCATTTACATCCAATACATAATTTTCGGTTTTGGGTGCATAAGTATTAATACCCACGGTTGTTTGATTGATGATACCGTTTCCAGAAACAATGGTTTGATTCGGTGTAAAATTTCCACAAGCGTCTCTTAGACCAATACTTGCCATCGATCTTGTCGTATCATTGGTATAAGCACCACCAGCAATGGTTAAACCATTTTTGTTTGGTGTGACTAGATTTAAAAAAGTAACGGAAGATGGATCTAAGGAAACGAAAGTCGCTGCATTTCCATCATGTGCAGTTGCATTTTCATAAGCATCATATAAAAAATATCCATCTGTTGTATCATAAATAACAAGATTTTCATTCAATATATTGGATGTTGCGGTGGTTCTCTTTGTCATGACTACATTCGATAACAAATTTGTAGATACTTGAGAACTAATGGATAAAACTCCTGTATTTTGCGATTGAATTCTTGAATCATATACAGAAGAGGACGAAATCGTATTTCCATTAAAAAAATCTATGTATGAATTCGTATCATTTGCCGTAACTGCAATACCTTTTACATTCATATTTTGTGCAATAATGTTACGATTTGTAGCAGTGCTTGAACGAACGGTCAATGTATTTCCGGAAAAACTATTAATATCAAAAATATTGGTAGGTGCAACTGTATTTATACCAATTCCACTTGAATTACCAAACATATAAGTATATGAATTATTCATTGTTCCTATGGTGTTTTGAATGGTCGACTTTGTTCCAAAGAATAATTTATTATTTACATATGCGTCTCGATTGACAAATAAATCATAATTTGAATTCAAGGAACCACTTGCATCTACATTTCCTGTTATAAAAGCATCTTGTAAAACATTAATCGAACCAGCAATTGTATAAACACCAGAATAAGCTTGACGAAGTAATACTTGATCGGCTACAACAGTTCCGACACTTATATTTTTAAATCGTTCTTCATTTCTTATTCCACCATACTGTCTCCATGAATTATTCGACATTCTTTATATTATATTTTATTTTTGTATACAATACCCATGTATTTTATTTTTCATTCGTTTCCTAATTCATTGATTTCTTAGGAAACGAAATATTCTAAATTGTGATTTTTTATTTTTTTATTTGGAGAACATGATTGGTTGTTTACCTGTTTTTACATGTTTTTCTATGATTTTTTTTGTTGTTTTTCGTGATAAAAGATTCAATGTTCTCTTTTTCAGAGAAAATACAGTCGACTATTTCACGATAAAATTCTCGAAATTCGTTTCGTCTTGTTTTTAAATCATCGATAGAGAACCAATGAATTTCTATTTTTTCGAATAATTTGGTTTGATTGAGAACTTGATTATCCATTCTTTTCCATAAAAAATGATGATTTTGATTATAATATTTAGGTAGGTTCTCATCATAGTCTAAAAAAAAGATATGAACATGATAATTATTACAAACTATTTTATAAAATCCACCATTTTTTTTGATTAATTTTTTTATTGTAGTTGCATCTCCTAAAAATCCGGTTAATTCTTCTCCACCTTCTCGCATGGCTGTTTGAAAAGGGGTTTCGTTTTTTTCTACACCACCACCAAAATCAGACCATCCTTTGGCTGAATCTTCCATACGGTTCTCTTTTCCAAATAAAAAATGTAGTTTGTTTTTATAAATTGTGACGGGTAATATACTTCCAGCAACCATTCTATACTATAAATATATTTTTTTTTGTTTTTGTTTTGTTTTTGTTTTGTTTTTATCGTTTTTGTCATATTTTGATTATTTTTACATTGTTCTCGAATTTCGTCGATGTTTCTTCCTTATATTCAAAATCTTTGAAAATATTGCTTTCGGATATGGAAACATTTGGCACTTCTGGTATTGAATTATAAAATTCAATTACTTTTGGATTGGCATAAATTTTTTTTGGATCAAATGCAGATAAATACAAACCATCTAAAGATTGAATTCTAGATAAGGCTACATATGTTTGTCCATATTCAAATACAGAAAAACCAATATCGATTTCTGCCATTGCTAATGTTGCACCCTGTATTTTATGAATTGTAAGTGCCCACGATAATTCTAATGGATATTGTCCAACAGCGATGGTGGGATAATCTTCCGATTGCCAATAATGTGGATTGATTTTTTTAATAATTCCATTTAAAAATTTTACAATGATTTGTGTTGTCATACCATTCTCAACTATATCAAGTATTTTTCCTTGGGATCCATTACATATAGAATTATCCATATCAATATTTACGGTGCATATAACAGAAGCACCTTTTTTTAATTTTAATTGTCGATGACAAGGCGTATTATTCAATAATCGTTCTACTTCTTGATCTTTTTCTTTTTCTGATAATTTTTGACAAAGATACAATTTTTCCCATGGAATTGGTTGACCTGAATCTAATATGGTTTTACAATCTTTTTTGATTGCATATTCAAATTCATATTCATCTTCTTGTATTTTTTCAAACATCATAGAATTCACACATTCCGTTTTTTTTCTTATAGGAAATAATTTGGTCGGCGTGATTCCATCATATTTCGATTCATCATATTCTCGTTTTACATATTTTTCTAATACATCAATATTTTCCTTGTCTAAATATCCTTTTCGTATTTGAGATAAAATATGAATATACAATGGATCCGTTTGACGAAAAATAGTGGTTAATTGAATATGATTTTCTATTGTAAATGTTTTATACCATATGGGCGATTCAAAACAAAATTTTTCAGTTTCCTCTTCTCCAGCAGTTCCTACCGGTGGTAATTGAAAGAAATCTCCGGTGAAAATAACTTGAATTCCACCAAATGGTAAGGATGAATTACGAATTGTTTTTCCTAATTCATCTAATATTTCAAATATTTTCTGTGACATCATACTAATTTCATCGACAATCAATACTTTTATTTTTTTCCAATTCATTGACAATTTTTTACTTTTTACAACATTCGATATAATTGTTTCTTTTGGTCCTCGTGCAATTCTTATTCCACTCCATGAATGAATCGTTCTAGCTCCACAATTTAATAGTAATGCTGCACAACCAGTTAACGCACAGACTTGACAATTCTGTTTTTTTTGTCTTGCATAATCCATAAAATGTTGAATTAATTTCGTTTTTCCACTTCCTCCTGGACCCGTAATAAATAAATTTTCACCTTTTTTAAATTTTTCCAAAGCATAATTCTGTTCTGGTGATAATGTTTCCATATTTTTGTTTCTTTTTGTTAAGAAGTGAATTCTTTGGTTTGTTTCAATTTTATTCGTGTTCTACTTCCATGCAAAAAGAAAAATCATAATTGTTTAAATCGACTGGTATTCCATTTTCATCTAATAATTGAATATTTAATTTTTGTAAATCGATTTTACCGGTAAAACTTCGATGATCACTTAATAAATAACCATTCATTTTATTTGCTGGAAAATAACTACCATAATTATGGGTTGATCGATCTAAACTGATTCTTGCTATAATGTTTTTATTTATAATGGATGTAGGTAAAGGTGAAACAAAAGAATTTTGATTTCCACTATTAAATTCATCGATTGCTAAATATAAATATTTGGTTCCGAATAAATTGATTTGTTGTTCTGAAATGTATAATGGTTGACCTTCTGGACCAGTTCCTGGTGGTGGAACATCACTATATTCATAAATGACATTGTAAGAAGTATTACGATAGCCTAATAACCAACCTAATTTGGATTTAAAATTATATTTGTCAAATCCTCCGTGTGCGTCTATAGCAAATTCGATAGTAAATATACTTGAATTTGTATAAAAAATGGATTTATTTGCATGTATATAAAATCTTAAATCGGGATCACTACTTGATAATGCTGCAATTTTGGAATTGATTTCGGTTGATAATCCGTTAGCATCATATTGTCCATCATCTAAAATCACCATCTTAATGTCGCCCGATGATTCATTGGTGATTTTAAAGTAATTATTTCCCAAATTGGAGGATATATTATAAAATGTGATTGGTATTTCCATATTTGTAATGTGAATATTTTTGACATCATTTATTCTTTGTGGCAAAGTAATGTTGTAATTGGTTACTTTATTGTAATTGTATTCGTCTCTAAATTTTGTATCAATATTAATATATTTTGTTTTTGTATTTTTATTCACATTTGTCATTATCATGTGACTTCCATATTGTGTTGTTTTTGGTTCTAAAAATAATTCTTTATTATCAAAATAATGACTCATTTTTTATATAATATATTGTTATATATATTATACACGATAGAAACTAAAATTGATTGTATATTTTTGTTAAAGTCATTGTTTGACCTGTTGTTGTTGGTTGTTGTAGCGCAGCATTTGTTGAATCGCCTCCCGTCATTCCTTCATATTGACTCATATATTTTACACTAGATAGGACTAAAAATAATCCTAAAAATACAAGAATCATTGTTATAATATTTTTTTGATTGAATATATTTTTCAACATTTGTATACTATTTGTATATATATTTTTCTACCTCGCTTCGCTTTTTACAGTCGCTTTACTTTTTACCTCGCTTCGCTTTCTTCACTTTCTACCTCGCTTCGCTTTCTTCACTTTCTACCTCGCTTCGCTTTCTTCACTTTCTACCTCGCTTCGCTTTCTTCACTTTCTACCTC